ATAGTATAAGATATGGCAGATAAAAAAATAGTATTTGAAGTTGAGATTAAGAATGTTACTAAAGTAACTAAACTCAAAGAAGAATTAAAAAAACTAAGGAAGCAGCAAAAGCTTATTGAGAAAGATACTGCAAAAAATACTAAAGCGGGTAAAAATGCTGCCGTTCAATATAGTAAAAATGCCAAAGCGATTAGCAATAAATCTAAAAAACTTAGAGAGTTAAATAAAGAATTAAGGACAGGGACTCAAGCAACAGGAAAAGTCACCAAAAGTAACAATTTTATGGCAAAGCAGTTTATTAAAGGTGCTGCTGCTATTGGTATTATTATTGGGGCGTTTAGAGCTGTAAATAGAGTTGTAAGCGGTATTGTCTCTGTTTTTACTGAGTTTGAGTTTGTAATGGCTAAAGTAAATGCTGTATCAGGGGCAACAGAAAGAGAATTTGCAGCATTAACAGAAACAGCAGAAGAATTAGGTCGAACGACTTTCTTTACAGCAACACAGGTTGGAGAACTGATGTTAAATTTCTCTAAGTTGGGATTTACCGCTCAAGAAATACAAAATGCCGTACAGCCAACACTTGATTTAGCAACAGCAACAGGCAGTGATTTAGCAAGAGCAGCAACTGTTGCAGGGGCAGCAGTTAGAGGATTCGGGTTAGATGCTAGCGAAACTGAGAGAGTGGTTGATGTTATGGCTGTATCGTTTAGTAGTTCTGCTATGAATATTGAGAAGTGGCAAACATCTATGACTAAAGTAGCCCCGATTGCAAAAGCAGCAGGATTTTCTATTGAAGATACTGCAGCAATAATGTCAAAACTTACTGATTCAGGTATTGAAGCTTCTATTGCGGGTACATCTTTAAGAAACATCTTACTTAAAATGCAAGACCCTACATCAGAACTTTCTAAGAGGTTTGGAAGAACAATTCACTCTTTAGATGATTTAGTTCCTGCTATGAAGAAGTTTGTTTCTGAAGGAGGGAGTATGGCTGATGTAATGGAAGTGGTTGATTTAAGACAGGCAGCAGCTTTTGAACAAATGCTTACAACAGCAGATGGTACTTTAGAGTTAAGAGATGCTTTATTAGCGGCAGGTGGAGAGGGAGCAAGAATGGCAGGAATTGTTGGAGATACATTACAAGGAGCATTTTTGAAATTCACATCTGCATTACAAGGGGTGTCAATTCAATTAATGGATAATTATGCGGGAGGAATGCAAAAGGCCGTTGAAGCAACAGCTAAATGGATGAACAAGTTGGCTCTAAATATTGATAAGATAGTTGCCCTTATAGGTTGGATAAAAAAGATTGCGATTGCTCTTGGAATATATAAGGTTGGTGTGATGGCAGCTAATCTTGCAACAACATTGTTTGCAACAACAACTAAATCAGCAACTGCTGCTTTAGTAACGTTTAGAACCGCACTAGCAAGAACAGGGGTAGGAGCTTTCATTGTTGTTTTGGGAGATTTGATAACGAAGTATATGTCATTTAATAAGGAAGCAAAGGAAGCGACAGATTGGACAGAGAAGCTAAATAAAGGCATGAAGGACGAAGAAAAATCTATAGGAGAGTTAGAAATATCATTAAAAAGGTTAGTAAAAGCTAAGAAAACTATAGATAAATTTAGCAAAGAAGAAGTTAAAAATATGGATAAGACTTCTTTAAAGTATGCTAAGTATAGTAAACAGTTAATTATTGCAACCCAAGAAACTAGGACATTAAATACAGCCTTTAAACAAAATGGGCAAGACTTAATTACTTTACAAACCGATATAAAAAATACTCAGAAGAAGTTTTCTGATTTAGCAATACAAATGAGGAATACGGCAGCAATCGCAGTTGCGTCAAAAATGTCCGCAGATATTATAGAAGTAAAAATGACGGTTGATAATGTTTTTGATGATTTGATAGCTAACTTTAAAAAGGCAAAAACTGATATTGAGGCTGTGGATATTTGGACTATGGCACATTCATTAATGTCAGCTAATTGGTTTGACGAATTTGCTCGAGGGTGGCCTGCAGATATTATGGCGCTTTTTAATGATGACTCAGAAAAGATGATATCTGCGATGAGAACAATAGAAGATGCAGTAGATGATGCAGGGCTAAGTATGGGGGATTTTGTAAAATATATGGAGCCTTTTAGTAGCGGGACAGAGGCAATGAATAAAGATTTAGACGTTGTAGATGAAACGCTAACTAAGCTTTTCCCAAACTTTAAAGATTTTATAAAGCTAGTAGGGGAAGAACCACCATCACCTAAAGGGGTAACAGGTATAACTGATTGGGGAGAGGAAATGAAGATTCAATTAAACAAGGTTAAATCTCTTTATCTTGACAATACAATCTCCCAAGAACAATATAAAGATATGGTTTTACAAACCAAAGCTGATGTATTGCTAGCAGAGTTACGCTCTTTAAAAGACACAAAAAAGAACGAAAAAAGGATTCTTGCTATAAAAACACAAGCATTAAACATAGAAATGCAAATAAAAGATAGGGCTTTTCAAAAAAAGCTTGAAGATTTAAACCTAGCACACCAAGCAGAACAAGATGAGATTATAAAGCAGTACACAGTTAATGGTCAACTCACAGCAACAGGTAATCAATTATTATTACAAGCAGAGGCAGATTATTTAATAGCAAAAGGAAAATTACATAAAGATTATAAGGTAAAATTATTAAAGAATAATAGTGAGATACTAAAAAATGACATAAAACTACAAAAAAGCCAAAAGGAAATATTAGATGAGCAGATTAATGCTTATTCAGCAGTTGGAAGCTCCTTGCAAGAACTAGCGGGAGAGAATGAAAGTCTTAACTTTGTAAAAGAGGCGGGGAATAAAATATCTATGGTAGCTAATGCTTTATCTGCTATAAGTACTTTAAACACAAACCTACAAACTATATCAAATATTAAAAATGCTGCATCAGAAAATTTAGATACAAGCTCTACAATCGCAGGAACAGCAGCAGATACTCTTTCTCTTATACCAAAAGCAATAGGTGCAATTTTAAATCAAGGGGGAGGCGACCCTTACTCAGCACTATTTCGTATGGTAGCTATGGCAGCTCTTGTAGCTAAGGTTATGGGTATGTATGAGAAAGGAGGGGTTATAGATGAGAAATTTGCAGCAGGAGGAATGGTGCGAGGAAAATCTCACGCACAAGGAGGAGAGAAGTTTGCGGTTGGTGGTAGAGTGGTAGAGTTAGAAGGGGGAGAGGCGGTAATAAACAAAAGAAGCACATCTATGTATAAAGACCAATTATCAGCTATTAATCAAGCAGGAGGAGGAGATAAGTTTGCTGATGGGGGGTTATTAAATATGCCTTCATTTGCTACCGCTAAATTCAGTGCTATCAACCAAGAGCAGCAAATACAGAAGGTGATTGTTGTAGAGTCAGACATAACCAGCACTCAAAAAACAGTAAATGTTATTGAATCAGGAGCTAGACTTTAAATGTATTAAATTAACAAATGTTTGTTAGTAAAAAAGTAAAAAAAGAGAGGTTAAGTGTTTGTAAAAATTGCGATTTTTACAGAAACTTCTTAATGTTAAAGAACCCTAAATGGACTAAAGGAGCGAGATGCGGTAAGTGTTCTTGCTTTTTAGATGCAAAAACAACGCTCACAAAAGAATTTTTTGGAGAATGTCCTTTAGATAAATGGAAAGAATAATTAAATTATATATGAAAGTAATAGAGCGAATTGTAAAGAAATTATCTCAAAAAGAAAAACAAGAAATTAAAGAAGCTGTAGAAAAAAACAATATATCTGCAAAAAAACGCATGTATGATTCATCAGCTTTACCTTTTTTATTCCTTAAATGGAAACGGTATTTCCCTCAATCTCCTCAAAATATAAATTGCAAAAGCTGTAGAAAGGCTGTTTCAAAATTTTGGAGAATGGTTGCTGAATGTATAGAAGAAAAAGAAAAAAAACACATCACTCGAACTGGAGCATTATCTCCTGATGCGGGGTCAACACTGTAAATATGGCAAGACAAAATAAAAAAGAAATAGTTTCTGAATATTTAAAAATAGCAGAGAACGAAATTTTAAGAAGATGGCATGAGCCTAGCGTTCAAGACATTCTAAGACATTTAGTTGAAAGAGGAATTGTAGAACCAAAAAGATTAAGAAATTATATGATAATATATGATTTTGATTGTTTATTAAAATTCAATGAGGGAAGCCGAACTCACACTTTTATGGATTTATCTATAAAGTATGACATTTCCGAAAGACAAGTTCAAAGTGTAGTTTATAAGGAGCGGAAGAAGGAAACACCTACAATGAATATAACATTTTAAAGTTTTTTCCTAAAACTGCGTAAGATTCTCATAAGTAAAAAATATTTTTGCAATTATGAATAAGAAATGGTATGAAATAATTAATAGTACATCTAAAATGGTAGATGTATATATTTTTAACGATATAGGTACTTTTGGGGTTTCCGCTCAAAGTTTTGTAGAGGAAATAAAAGAGTATGAAGGTAAAGAGTTAGCTATACACATTAACAGTTTAGGAGGTGAAGTGTTTGAAGGGATGGCTATTTACTCTATTATCCAAAGAAGAAAAGCAAAAACAACAGTTTATATTGAAGGAATTGCAGCAAGTATTGCTTCGGTAATTGCTTTAGCGGCAGATGAAGTTATTATGAGTGAAAATTCTTTACTTATGATACATAATGCGTGGGGTGGAAGTAATGGGGATGCTGATGAAATGAGAAAA